GGCTGACGCGCTCCGCCCATCAGCGCCGCGTAGTCCTTGTGGTCCGGCGTGATGGCCGCCTTGATGACGCTCTTGTCCTGGCCGTTCTGGTCCTTGTCCCAGTCGACCTTGCCCAGGAACTCGATCCCATCGAGGTCGGCGAATCCGCTGATGCGTCGGGCGTTCTGCGCCGCCGGGCTGTTGTCGCCGGGATGGACGCCGCGCGCCGAGTTGAGGATCGCCTTGACGAAGGTGCGACCCATGTTGGCCCACTCCGGGCCCTTGGGGCTGTGCAGGCCGATCAGCGACCACATCTTGCGGCGGGCGAACTCACCCTCCATGACGACGAACTCGCAGTTCAGGTAGACCGAGCCGGTGTTGTCGTTGCGGGTGGCGTAGCCGCCAGTCCATCCTTGGGACGCGTCATCGAAGCCACCCGGGCGAATGGTCATGCGCACGCGGACCACGGTGCCCTTGGGGATCAGGTCGAAGGACGTCTGCTCGGAAGCGGAATTGAAGTCGAAGTAGGTCATGATCAGGACTCCTGAGTCGAAGTGGATTCGGGGGTGGAAGCGGCGTTGGGGCGAGCGAAATCGAGTCGCTCGATGGCGGGTTTGGCCGGGCCAGCGATCTTTTCCATCAGGCGGCCGAGATGCGGCTCCTCGATGGCGTCAAGCCGACCGGAACGGTCCTTCGCCGGGTAGTTCCATGGGTTCAGCGTGTGGCAGACGAATGCCCGGTAGCCACTGCCGTCATCGGCCTTGAGTTCGGCTAGGGTCACGACCTCGTCGACGATCCCAGGCAGCTCGAGCCCGGTCTTGGAACCGTCGATCTGCAGCGAGAAGATGCGGCGGTTGAAGTCGTCCAGGGCCTCATTCAGGATGCCGACGAACCACACGTTCTTGCGGCGCGTGTGCTGCAAGTGCGTGAGCCAGCCGATCATTTCCTGGCCCATCAAGCCGTAGGCGCCACGGCTGTCGGGCTTGCCGGTCTTCTCCGAGTAGGCTTGCGGCTGCCCCTTGCACCACTGCAGGCACAAACGTCCAGCCACGGTGATCGAGTCGACGAAAACGGTCTCGTACTTGTCCAGGACCGACGGATCGCCGAAGCGCGCGCACACGGCTTCGAAGTGGGCCTGGCTGTAGGGCTGGTCTTCGCGCAGTGCCGGGTTCGGGCCACCGATGAAGACCGCGAAGTCACGGCACTCCTGCCAAGTGCGGGGGCGAATCGTGTCGCCAGCCCAACCTTCGACTGCGAGATCGCCAGCCTCCAGGTCGAAGAACAAGGTGGCGGTGGGCTTCAATGTCCAGAGCTGGGAGGTCTTGCCGATGCCGCTCTTGCCAACGAGTACGCCCTTGACGCCACGGCGTTCAGCCAGGCGCTGGTCGGCGGTGATGATGGGCAGGCTCATTTCCGGCTCCCTTCACCGCCCAGATCGGCGAATGCAGCGGCCACCGTGGTGACACCCAGCGCGCCGCGCTTACGGGCCAGGTCGTAGAGATCGCGCAGACCTTGGAGGCGGCGGTGGTGGAGGCGGGACTCGGCTTCCAGGCCTTGAATCGCGAATGCCAAATCGTCGACAGTCGCGTCCTCGAGCGGGCGCACCACTTCATCGGCACGATTGCCATCCAGAGCCGGGATGCGGATCGTCTCCGGCAGATCCCGCAGGTACATCTCAGACTGCTTGCGCAGGAGCTCGATCAATGTGGATTGGGGTTTCATCGGGGTCACTCCTGAATGAGTGCAAGGCGGAACCCGGGCTTGCCGGTCTTGAGCGTTCGCGCCGGGGCAAACGCGCTCTTCAGCGTCTCGGGCCAAGCGTTGAACTTGGTCTCGGAGATGCGGTAGCTGATCTCGACGTACTCGGTCGGGTCTTCGCCGTTGGCGGCGATGCAGCGGGTGATGTCGTTCAGCTTGGCCTGGTCCCACTCGACCTTCTTGGGTAGGTCAGCCGTGATGCGGACCTGGCCGTCCTCGAAGTGCACGACGCCGGTGTCCTTGCCGGCCGCCAGGCGCAGTTGGTGGGCGCGTTGGGCGTACCGGAGATCCAGGGCGCGGTCGACGTGCTCGACGATGGCCTTGGCTGCGGCCTGGAGATCGGCTGCGTCGTTTTTCAGTTTGAAGAGCGACTCGCTGGACAGCTCGGCGAGTTCGCCGGCTGGCGTGACCAGCACTTGATCGGGGGTGAGGTGGCTCATGCCGCACCCCCCGCGTCGACGCGCTCGGACGTGCTCTTGCGCAGGCTGTCGGACTCGAAGGACTCGACGTCCTCAAGGCGGTAGAGAACGCGCCCCTGCAGCTTCAGAAAGACCGGACCGATTCCTTCGGACCGCCAGCGTTCCAGTGTGGCTTCGCTGACGTCCCAACGGTCCGCCAGTTGGCGTTGGTTGAGGTGTTTGACACTCACGTTTTTCTCCTTTCGGGTGGTTGCGAAAACGTGAGGTCATCTTCAAATTCGGCATGTACGGGCGTCTGCCGCCGCCGTGTACGGGCTGATGTGCGGGCTCAGCCACAGCGCGAGAAAGCGAGCCGCAGAAAGCAAAAAACCGCCCGAAGGCGGCTGTGCGTGGTGCGTCTGGCAGGTGCTGGTCAGTCCAGGTTGAATCCGTAGTGGCCGGCGCCGTCACCAGCGATGTAGTCCTCCCAGATCGAGTTGCCACTGAAGATGTTCTGGATGCGCTGGCTGCGGCCGGATTTCTTCGGCCCGTACACCGCACCCAAGATCTCATGGGCGGGTACCCAACGCCGCCCGTTTTCGAACTGCTCGAACAGATGGCTGACCACCGCAACCTGCGTGTCCCCCTTGATCACCCAAGGCTTGTTCGACTTGGTGGCGATGACCAGCGTCTTGGTGTACCGGTTGAAGCGGACCGGCAGCGACCTTTCCAGCTTGCTGCCCGATGGCGCCAGTAGCAGCCGGTGGATCAGGTCGATGTCGAAGTGCGGCTTGAGGGCATGGTCGACCAGTGCACTCGCGATTGGGACGATGCGGTAGGCACGGGGCGGCGCAACGATGTCGGGCAGTGACTGACCGGTGGTGAAGATCAACCCCTGGTCGGGGAGCGGCGCAGTACGGAAGTGCTGAAACACCGTGTCGGTCGATGACGCGAGACCTCGGACCAGCCAGGCATCGACTTGCGTGTCTGCAACGCGCATCTTGCCGATGCGCCACAGGACACCATCGATCGTCGGCGCTGTAATGCCACTTCGTTGCGCCTGTGGAACACCGAGCAGGTCCGCCAGGTACGTGAGCAGCTTCACGGCATCGACCGCATGGACGGCGACCAGATCAGCAGAGACGTACTTGGTGCGGAATGTCTCGGGGCACCGATAGCGATACCGCCCCGGATCATCGTCTTCCTCGATGTCGACCGGAACGCACTCATCACCGCTGGCGGCCAGGTAGGTGCCTGCAAAGCCAATGCGCTCGGTCCATGCTGCGAGATCGCGGTTGGACAGCGCCGCCCGACGCGAGAGCTCCCAGCCAGGCATGCCATGCAGCCTCTGGCCACCGCCATCGGGAACGGCGTGGATCGATCGTTCGAACAGATCGATCAGCTCAAGCAGCGAGCGCGTCGACAGGTTTTTCTGCGACATCGCTGATCTCCTTCACCAGGTTCCATTTCGCCAGCAGCCTGTCACACAAGGCGCGGTCCTTTTCGCGCTTGGTCTTGATGTTGCACTTGTTGTCGTCGCGCAGGATCACAGCGATGGTGCGAGCCCGCTCCTTGCCGACCTTCTTGATGCGGATAGACAGCTTCGCGTAGTTGATGTGGTGGTGGCGGAAGTCGAAGGAACTGGAGATCAGTGACCGCGCGGCGGCGTAGATGTCGTCGACGTCCTTGGCCCAGATCTTCACCAGCAAAGAGCGGTGGTTGGCGGTGGTGTAGCCGAGTTCGATCACCTTGACCGATGCCACGTCCTCGCCGCTCAGATCAAAGCTACGGGGCGCGGCGAGGCTCTGGTAGTCGTACTGCTTGAGCGGGATCTTGTCGCCGGTGATGGGCGACTTCAGCAGCGAGTCCGCCACGATGCGCGCCAGCGCCTCGCGGCCGTCGGTGTCCTTGGACAGGACTTCCAGGTGGCCATTGGCTGGCTCGTAGGTAATGTGGGATGACACAGCGCGAATCACCTCCTGCGGCACCAGTTCGCTCGCCTGGACCCGATCGATGATCTCGGGCGGGCGGTTGTGATGCACGCTGACCTGGTACAGATCGACGTCTTCGCCGGTGAGCGTATCGGGGCGAAGTCGCTTGAAGATCTGGACGGCAACTGTGTCCGCCGCACAGCCAAGTTGCTGGGCGACGGCCTGGTGGAAGGCCTGGCGAGCCGCCGCGTCATCCAGGACCGTCAGGTCCTTGGGTGCCACATAGCCCGAGTAGCAGGACGCGCTCTGGCGAAAGACGTCCGCCTGGCGGGCATTCAACGCCTCCTCGAAGAGCGCGGGCGTGTTGAGGTACAGCCACAGCGCGCGTTCGTACTGGTTGGGGATGGCGGCAAAGGCAGCCTTGGCATCGTCGCCGACGATGTCCTGGCTGATGCCCGCGATGACGTCTTGCCCGGCACCGTCGGAAAGCAGCACGATGCGCTCAGCCAACTCCTCGATCTTCCGCCGCGCGCTCAGGTCCAGGGCCGACAGGACCGGCTCCATGACAGCGCGCTGCTCCTGCTTGCCCTGCTTCTTGTCCAGATCCGGCATCGGCAGACCGAATTCGGCCACCATGAACTCACGGAAGACTGCCGGCGCGAGGTGGCCGAGCAGCTTGGACAGGTTTTCGGCATCGTTCATCGAGATTCCCCCTTCGCAAGGTGTTGATCGGGTTGGCACCAGCCCGAGCCGCCCCGTCTTGTTCTTGGGGGTTGCAGACCGATTACGTTCGGTGTACCGAACGATGCGGATTATTTCTGGCTCCATCGATTTTTGTCAAGCAGGTACGGTTTCGTTCGGTCGGGTGGTATTATTTTCGGCTTGGAGCAGACCAATTAGGAGAGATCGGTGCCATCACCCCTGGGCGACAAGATCCGCGCACTGCGGAAAGAGAAGAAGCTCAGCCTCGAACGATTGGCCGAGCTGACCGAGTCCAGCAAGAGCTACATCTGGGAGTTGGAGAACAAGGACGACCCGAAGCCGTCAGCGGAGAAGATCGGCAAGATCGCCTCGGTGCTCGAGGTCACGACCGAGTTCCTGCTAACCGAGTCGACGACACCCCCTGGTGAAGAGGTCATCGACGAGGCCTTCTTCCGCAAGTACAAGAGCATGCCCGAGGGGACCAAGAAGCGGCTGCGCAAGATCCTCGATGCCTGGGATGACGACGAGTGACCGACCGCAAGCAGCCTATGGCGGAGGCCAACCGCATCTCGTCCATGCTCAACATGGTGCTGGGAGCGAACCGCTTCCCGGTCAAGGTCGACGAAGTCGCACTGGAGTATTCCCGGCAGTGCTTTGCCGACTCGCCCGTGGACAAGGTTCACGGTGAGGACCTCGATGGCTTGGAGGGGATGCTCGCCACCAACAAGGCGCGCTCGAAGTGGTTGATCGTCTACAACAGCGCTATCCGGTCAGAAGGCCGCAAGCGCTTCACCATCGCGCACGAGTTCGGTCACTACATCCTGCACCGCCGCATCCAGGATCGGTTCGAGTGCGGCGGCGACGACATCGAAACCGGTGACGGCAACGAGCGAGACATCGAAGCTGAGGCCGACAAGTTCGCGTCGACCTTGCTGATGCCGCTGGACGATTTCCGGAAGCAGGTCGATGGCCAACCGGTCAGCTTTGACCTGCTGGGGAACTGCGCCGAACGCTACGGCGTCTCCCTGACCGCTGCAGCGCTGCGCTGGACAGAAATCGCCGAGAAGCGCGCCGTCCTCGTGGCCAGCCGTGACGACCACCTCCTGTGGTCGAAGTCGAATCAGGCCGCCTTCAAGTCCGGCGCCTACTTCGCAACGCGCAAGAACACCATCGAACTGCCGCAGGACGCCTTGGCGCACAGCAACAACCTCTTGGACGTTAGTGCTCAGAGCCAATCGACGCGGGCACAGGCCTGGTTCCCGCGTGAGCCAGCGTCCATGCCACTGACCGAAATGACCATGGTCGCGGGCCAGTACGACTACTCGCTGACGCTTCTGCTCATGCCAGACGCTGAGTGGCAGCGGCCACAGCATGATGATGGCGAGCCCGAGGAAGACACATTCGATCGGTTCATCCGCAACGGCCAGCATCCCGTCCGGTAGTTCATGGCCGATCGATCATGACCACGCACAAGTGGCAGTTCACCTCCCGCTTTCGCCGTCACGCCTTCGGCTGGCGATCAGACACGCCAATCCAGCGCATCAAGGAAGCGCTCGCCGAAATCAAGGCAGTAGCACGCAAGGACCCAGTCCTCGCGGCCGAGGGCGCCGTGACGTTGCTGGAGAAGCTGTCGCCAGCGCTGGAGCAGGTCGACAGCTCCTCCGGAGCCCTGGGCACCGCGGTGAACCGAGCTATCGACACCCTGGTGCCGATCATCGCCAAGGCTGATGTCGATCGGCGCGTTCGACAGCGTTGGCTGGAACGTCTGTGGCAAGCCTTGCAAGACGATGAGATCCCCTACATCGAATCCCTCGGCGAGCACTGGGGCGATCTGTGCGGCACCCCGGAACTGGCGGTGGTGTGGGTCGACGAACTCCTGCCTCTTGTCGAACACGTCTGGAGCCATCGATCCACCGGTCACGGGTTCTTCAAGGGGACGAGTGCATGCCTTGCGTCGCTGTATGCCGCTGATCGCCACGATCAACTGCTCGCGCTGCTGGAGCGGGCGCCATTCAAGTGGTGGCACGACCGCAAGTGGGGCGTCAAAGCACTGGTGGCGACGGGCAAGAAGGCGGAGGCGATTCGTTACGCCGAGCAATCGCGCGGCCTGAACGATCCGAGCTGGCAGATCGCCGAGGCTTGCGAGGACATCCTGCTGTCGTCGGGACTGGCCGACGATGCATACCGGCGCTACGCGATCGAAGCCAACCAAGGTACGACCAACCTGGCCACCTTCCGGGCCATCGCCAAGAAGTACCCGAGCACGCCACCAGAGCAGATCTTGCGCGACTTGGTGGCCAGCACGCCCGGCGCCGAAGGCAAGTGGTTCGCGGCCGCCAAGGATGCCGGACTGCTCAACGTCGCTATCGAGCTGGCGACCACCAGCCCTACCGATCCGCGCACGCTGGCCCGAGCGGCCAGAGACTTTGCCGAGAGCCAGCCTGAGTTCGCGGTCGCTGCTGGCCTTGCTTCGCTGCGGTGGATCTCGCTCGGGCACGGCTTCGAGATCACCGGTACCGATGTGCTCGACGCCTACTCGGCCGTCATGAAGGCGGCATCAACGGCAAGCGTGGACGCGCAGCAGCTCAAGACTCGGATCAGGGACCTGCTGACGTCAACGCCCACCGGCAACCAGCTCATGAAGTCCGTCCTGGCCCATCACTTGGCCACCTGATTCGGTCTCGTTTTCGCAGGAGCCAGCGCCAGCACGCAGGCGCTCGAAACTCCCTCATGGTGTCGGTGAGGTGTCGTCCGGAGAATTTCGCCATTCAAGCGAGTTTGATGGACAGGACCGATACCGATGCATGAGATCAACCAAGTTCCCCCCGACCGGATGACCCCGGAGCAGCGTCGGCGCGAGATCGCGTCGCTGCTCGCAAATGGGCTCGTCCGCCTTCGCAGCGCCGACTCTCGCCCGTCCACAAGACGGACTTCGGAGAGCGAGTTTCAGCTTGGCTTTTCTAGCCACCAGCGCGTTCATTCAGACCCCGTCAACAACACAGAAACGGAATCCTGATGAGCACGCCCGCCAAGGCCAACACCGACAAGTTCACCGCGCCACCATCGATGGCCTCACAGATCGCACGATTGCCCGAGCTGCCCATGCCGGAAATCAAAGCGCTCTGGCAGAGGCTCTTCGGTGACGACACGCCCAACCACAACCGCCAGTTCCTGGAGCGGCGCATTGCCTACCGCCTGCAAGAGGTGGAGTTCCGCAAGACCGACGGCAACCTGCTGGAGCGCAACAAACGCCGCATCGCATCCTTGATCGAGACCGGCAAGGTCAAGAAGCGCGACCGTGACTACCGGCCGGCAGCGGGCACTGTGCTGACCCGCGAGTACCAGGGCGTCGAGCACCGCGTCATCGTGACCCAGGACGGCCAGTACGACTTCCAAGGCCGGATGTACCCGAGTCTGTCGATGATCGCCCGGGAGATCACCGGCACGCGCTGGTCAGGGCCCCTGTTCTTCGGGCTCAAGGCACCAGCCACTCCCAAGACAGCGGCGAAGAAGGGAGTCCGGCGATGAGCGAAGTCCTCAAGCGCCGCATGCGCTGCGCCGTCTACACGCGCAAGTCCACCGACGAGGGGCTGGACCAGGAATACAACTCGATCGACGCCCAGCGCGATGCGGGGCATGCCTACATCGCCAGCCAGCGTGCCGAGGGTTGGATTCCGGTCGCAGACGACTACGACGACCCGGCCTTCTCGGGCGGCAACATGGAACGCCCGGCGCTGCGACGATTGATGGCCGACATCGAGGCCGGCAAGATCGATGTGGTCGTCATCTACAAGATCGACCGCCTGACGCGCAGCCTCGCGGACTTCTCCAAGATGGTCGAGGTGTTCGAGCGCTACGGCGTGTCCTTCGTGTCGGTCACCCAGCAGTTCAACACCACCACGTCCATGGGGCGGCTGATGTTGAACATCCTGCTGTCCTTCGCACAGTTCGAGCGCGAGGTCACCGGCGAGCGCATCCGCGACAAGATCGCCGCCAGCAAGCGCAAGGGCATGTGGATGGGCGGAGTGCCTCCCCTCGGATACGACGTCGAGAACCGCCGACTGGTGCCCAACGAACGCGAGGCCAAGCTCATCCGGCACATCTTCCAGCGCTTCGTTGAACTGGGCTCAGGCACGATGCTGTTCAAGGAGCTGAAGCTCGACGGCGTGACGTCCAAGGCGTGGACCACGCAGGACGGCAAGACCCGCGATGGCAAGCCGATCGACAAGGGGCTGATCTACAAGCTGCTCAACAACCGGACCTACCTCGGTGAACTGCGCCACAAGGAGCAGTGGTACCAGGCCGAGCATCCACCGATCATCGACCGCGAGTTGTGGGACAAGGTGCACGCCATCCTCGCCACCAACGGTCGGGTTCGCGGCAACGCGACAAGGGCCACCGTGCCGTACCTGCTCAAGGGCATTGTGTTCGGCAACGACGGTCGCGCCTTGTCGCCGTTCCACACGACCAAGAAAAACGGCCGCCGCTACCGCTACTACGTGCCGCAGCGCGAGAACAAGGAACACGC